AGCCTTGGCTGATGGCGATAGATTGAGATCCGGTGGTGGCATTTTCAATGAACATCACCCGACTAACAGTATTAGGGGCAATCGTTAGGGTTCTTGTCGTGCTCAGGGTGGCTGAAGAGGTTACCTTAAAGTACATCGCCCGTGCTGGATCAGCCGCACCATCAGCTACCGTTGTGGTCGCATTAGCGTCTGATGCAAAGCAATCTTGCGTTCCGTAGCCTAAAGCTTCCCCGATCAACTCAAGGTTGGTATTGGTGGAAGTTCCCCACGTTCCCGATTCATCGCCTGTTGCGATTTCTTTCAATCGCAGGTCATTTACATAAGTTGCCATTTAAGCTACCTCTTTCCAATTTGGTGTTTGGCTGTCATCAATACTTGACCAGCCAGGTGTTTGAGATTCATCAATGTTTTGCCATTTTGCATTCTGTCCAGGGATGACTTTATCCCAGACCAAAACATTGTTTGTTTTACCTTCAGCACTAACTCCAGAAGGTTCAACAACGACATTACCAATAAAGCTAACAGTCCCGACTGCGCCTGTCGCAGAAACGCCGGTAGGCGAGACATTCGCGGATGCTGTAATTGTAACTGAGCCAACACCCGATGTTGCACTGATCCCAGTAGGCGAAACAATTGCGGATGCTGCAATTGTAACCGAGCCAACTGCGCCTGTCGCAGAAACGCCGGTAGGTGAGACATTCGCATCTGCCGAAATTGTAACCGATCCAACTGCCCCACTAGCTGATACGCCAGTGACCGAAACAACTGCTGTGCCAGTAACAGTAACCGATCCAACTGCCCCACTAGCTGATACGCCAGTGACCGAAACATTTGCTGTGCCAGTAACTGTAACCGAGCCAACTGCCCCTGTCGCAGAAACGCCGGTAGGCGAGACATTCGCATCTGCCGAAATCGTAACCGAGCCAACCGCAGCAGTTGCTCCTGGAACATTAACATCTCCGCCCCAAGTGCTCTCCCCCCAACCGTGGGTTGAGCTATTCCATCCCTCAAATGCAACAATGATGTCAGCCACATGCTAATCCTACGCAATTCTAATTATTGCAGCACTCGAACTAGCAGTAGGAAATGAGATAACAAAATCTCCACTTGTAGATGCCTTATCAGCCCCAAAATCTAAAACAATTACGCCTCTATTTGTCGATCCGGCAGCAGCAGAGGAGTTATAAATTAAGGCTCCTCTTGCAGTTATTGTAGAGCTAGTCCACGTTGCGTTTCCAAAGTCTGTAAGTGCTGTAGTGCTGGATGTAGTAGGTGTTACATTACTTAAAGCTGCACCACCGGCTGTATAGCCAGTACCAGAAATTTCATTAGTTGTACTATAAGCGGTAGTCGAAGCACTCATTGTTGCGCTAGAAGTATACAATGCAATCTTAAAAGCATTGCCAGACCCCGTTGTAGTCGTTGTTCCGCCGCCAGAACCACTTGTAAAATTATGAATTCCTTGCAAAATTTCTTGCTTAAAAGAAGTACACATTGCTTGTGTAATAGACATTATACGGTCCTCAATATTTCAGCCACATTATCATGGCCGTTTGATTTAAAAATATTATACAAAGTTGTTCTGTCGCTCTTTATTGATTGATCGCAAGCGGCAACAATAACCCAATACATTTTTTCCTTGAAAGCTTCTGCTTGAGCTTTAATGACAGGATCTGCCGTATCGCTAATACTGATTATCTTCTCTACAGCATTTAAAGCAATCTCTTCTGAATTCATCCCACGATCACTTGTGGTTTGAACATTTACTGAGCCTGGTGTTGCTGAGACTTCTACACTAAACAAGATTAACCCCTCGAAATATCATATCTATATTCATCTTTAGACCCATAATTTTCTCCTAACTTTCTTAGTCCTTCTAGGGCCATTTGGAATCTTTGTTCATACTGCCCTGCTTCTTCTGGAACTTTTAAAAATGTAGCAGCTTCTACCAGTGTTCCATAAAGTAAAGCATCCGGTGCATTATTTGCAAGCCATGTGGTCCCTCCTTCATCTCCTGCAGTTAAAGAATCAGGTCTATACTTATAATGAAGCTCAAAAGTATAGTTTACACCTGCACTTGGATTATCGGGAGTAGGAGCCAATAAAAATGTAGTATCGTCAAATAAGGCATAATACTTAGGAAGGCCCGTTGTTGACGCATTAGGAGTGTAATCTCTAATGAAAGAAACGTGCTTAAACCGAAGATATGTATAAACATTACTCGCAATTACAGCTAGGCTATAGGGTGATAAAAAATCAGTGGGAGTAGACAGATAAGGACTATCTGCTGTTGCTGTCCCGATAACATTGCTTCTAAATACTGGAAGTTCTACATTCTTAAGTATTCTTTCTTCTGCTTCTTGTATGAAAGTTGGAAGCGTAGCAACAAAAGTGGTTTCTGCTGTTTCACAGTAATTTTCTACCGCTGTTTTTAAAGTTGCATATGTAAAACTCATGTCACTGTTACCTCAACCTGACCAACCTCTCCATTACCACGCAGAGGGTTTGGTGTTAAAGCTTCGTCACCCATAAACCCAACCGGGTTAAAGCCCCACTGAATGTCTCTTTGCTCTTCTAAGCCTGTCTGAGGGCGAGGATTTTTTAAAGCTTCAGGATCTGCAATATGTCTAGGGGGGATTAACTGTGGACTTTTTGGCTCATAGCATTCAGTACAGACCATAAAGCCGGTCCATTCTTTTATTAATTGAGAATATTTTTCTTCAAAGCCACATCTGTCGCATATGGCAATTGCATATTTACCAGGTGCATAAGCCATCAGGCTCTCCTAGAAGATGCAATGCCAGGGGATACTCTAAAAGAAGCTCTACTTTCGTCTTGATCTGATGCTCTTTTAAACTCTTCTTCGTAAATACCTTTGAGCACTTGAATCCTGTCAGGAGATCTTTTCAGTCCAATGTAATAGGCCAATCCTGCAGCAAGACATGGGTAAAATCTAAAGGGCATATCTACTGTATTGACACTTGCGTCTGCGTCTTCAATTCTTACGAGTCTATTAATGATTAACTGGTCCGTACTGTTTTCTGCAGCAGGCCAAATATATAATCTGGGGGTAACTTGCTTATCTAAAAACCATTGTGTAGGACGGGCTTTGGTAGATTTGTTTGGAATATTCCAGTATTCAGATCTGCCTACTTGATCCATTGATATGTCTGTAGTTGTGCTGCCGTCAGTTCTTCTAATAACAACATCAAGAACATCAATCGTCGAAACAGTCAAATCAATATATTCATCATCCTCAGTTAATGGAGTTGATGTATTTGTAACCGTCCACTGGTTAAGTCCTCTGTTTGCCCAATCAGCAAACAAAAGATTAAGGGATCGCCTAGCGGTAACCCCGTCATAACCTGTGCGAAATTCTAAGCCGCATCGTTCAAATGCTTCCTCAATATATTCCGCAACATCTGGCTCAAAATCTCTACTACCTGATGTAGCCATTTCCTAGTTCCTTATGAGAAGAACGTAGTCATTGCCGTTAGATCAGTAACAGCAGTAAACGTCACAAATCCTCCAGCTTTGAAAAGAAGACCGTCACTAGGAACATCAGGATAAGAGTTAGTAGTAACTCCTGCTACGGTAGCGAATTGCATCCGTACCGTGCCTGTACCAGAACCTTCCCTAAACACTATAGTCGCCGCACCAGTACCATTGACCACATAAATCCCACGTAAGCGGCAACGAGCAGCGGAAATAACTCCAGAGCAACTAGTACCAGACCCTGCACTAACATTACCTGTAGAAGCTGCTGAAGTTGCTATCTGAGTGACAGTCTTGAAAAAACTGCTGCCAGTGGCAGTAGCATCATCAACGCCTGTGATAACTTCAGTCTGAGCAACATTAGACTCATCTGTTCCAGTAACAGTAAACGTAATACCTGAGTCATCGGCTGCGGATAATATAGTTACATTTCTGGGAGAATCCATCGTGACGGACCCCCCATCAGCCAATGCACCGTTAATGGTTAGATTAGCAGCACTACCAATAGTGGCAACAGTACTAATACCATTAGGATCTGCGGCAGCAGCAGTTATAAAGCTGGATGTTACATCACTACCTGAACCTTTAAGCGCCATGTCTGCCCCCTATTAAGCAATTGTTGATATCGGGGAAGAAAGTACTTCCGCCTTCCAGGTTGAGTTGGTTGCATCATCTGCAACACAAGTCAAAGTAACCCTGGAATTAATAATTGTAGAGTTAACCAGAGTCAGGGTATCCCCAGCGACATCAGTTGCTTGGTTAGCAGCAGTGCCACCCATCAGCGAAATTGCGCCGTAGAAATTAGAAACCGCAGATCCCGGCAGGACAAAGATAACCGTCTTGCCGCTACCCACTGCTGTCGTTACCAAGAACTCGTAAGTAGTTCCTACATTGGCAGTAGCCAGTGCTGGCATATTGACAACAATGTCCCCGGTGCCGTCAACATTAAACAGCGTACCGGATTGGTCGATGGTTAATGTATCGGTAACAGCGCCACCCGTGTTAAAGGTTGTGTTGTCTACGGTGATTCGGAAGTTAGGACGGGTGTCGTAAGTAGCTTCTACAGTGATTGCCCCTGTAGTGGCATTTTTTGTAATGGTTTTAAAACCGTTTTCGGAACGGACGGGACCGTTATAAGTTGTATTCGCCATGAGTATCTCCTGTCGTGGCTAGTGTCAGGCACGGGATGCACCTGTCAGGGATAAGGTCTTTATACTACATAAAAAAGAAGGGGGCAACATATGCCCCCTTCCAGCAAGGTTTCATGTGAAACCTTTTAAGCGCCTTGAGATCCGAAGACACATCTTGGGTTGCTGAATCCGAATGAGTAACGCTCTCTCGCTTTGTAGCGAACATTACCTGTATCGAAATCACCTTCCATAGAAGTAGTGATCGGAGTTCTTTCAAAGTGCTTAAACCCATCAGGGCAGTCAGTCGTGATAAAGAATGCATCAGTATCCACCAAGAAATGGTTAACTGCGTAGCCTTGCGGCAACAGTCCCATATTCTTAATTGCGTTGATGTCGTTATCCGCTGTTCCCACTCTTCCTGGGGTATCAAGCAGCCTATCAGCAACAAACTGAAGTTGAGGCGGAACAATCAACTTGGTTCCCCGAAGGGCCAAGATCATGTTTCGGTCATCAACAAAAGTTGAGATGTTGATCAAAGCATTTTCCAATGACGTTTCGTTAAGATCTGCCATTGTCGTAGCTCGGTTAGCAATGGTTCCACCATTAGCTAGGGGGTGTGCAGTGTTAATCAAAGATACACCGTCACCACCTGTGAAGCTTGAGCTAAACGCATTATTCAATACGTTAGCAGCTTTCACCTGCTTAGTGTGCGCCATGCTTCGTGCAAGAGCCTTTGTATAACGAGCGCCAAGGCGATCATACAAATTATCTTCCACAGCTTCTTCCGTTAGGGAGAATGCAAGAGCTACTGTTTCGTGAGTATAACGAGCTGTGAAACCTTCGCTTGCGCTATCAAATTGAACGCCTTGGCCTTCTTCTTTAACAGAAGCATTACCAAAACCAACAATCAAAACCTCTTCTTCAAATGCACGATCTGAAGATTCGGTGTCAAAGATTTCTGCATGTTCGTTTTCGTAACGATCATACTCCATGCCAAACAAGGCGTTAAGGCCAGGCTCAAGTTCTTTAGCTAGTTGTGCGCGTGAAATTGCCATTTATTCAACCTCCCTTTACGCTAAACCAACTTGCTTCAGACCAAACAGATGATTCTGTATGGTGACAAGCACGTTAGTGTTGGCTGTACTTACATCTGAATTCTCAGGATCTTGAGAGATATCCAGGGCCTTTACAGGTAACGCAGCAGTTGTTGCTCCAGTAGACACATCAAGCTCTAGGTATGAAATACCGCTATCAGAGCTTCCTGTGCCACTATTATCAACAACATCAAAGTTACCAAACAAGTCAGCAACAGGGAAAGCAGCATCAGCTTGAATTTCAAACACATCCATAGGACTGTCGAAAATGAAAGCTATTGCATCAGTGGCCGCGTTTCCGGGCCAATAATTGCTCCATGTTGGCTTGCTAGTAGTTGGATCTGTGTAAAAACATCCGTTAAATACGCCTAGAATGATAGTGCTGGTAGCACCACCTCCATCGGCTCTCGCAATACGAGTAACAATACCAGCAGTACCTTGGGCAACAATGTCGCCTTGGTAGATGTTAGTAGTGTTCGTCGCATCTCCAGTTGTTATCCTGTAACGAGACTGACCTGAAGAGTTATAATTTCCCTGCAGGTTACGCACGTAACGGAGTCCAAAAGGGGCATCTGTATTCGCCATTTTTAGTTCTCCTTAATAAACACAATCAAAAGTTAATCGTTTTTACCAGAAGCACCAAATGTCACCTTACTGTTGCGTTCTTGATGTATCGGCATTCTAGGATCGCTTTCACGCATAAGATTATTATCTACAGCATTCATCTGATTTTCAGCTTGCTGATCGTAATAAGCATTCCTTTCGTCCGCTGTCTCAATCGGTATCTTGGCAAGAATTAGACCACCAACGCCCACAGTCCCAGCGTGTTTCCCTTCCTCAATTGTAGGCAAATCATAGCCTTCAACCTCAGATGGATGCACAGGCTCATAACCTTCCTGAAACCTTTTATGAACATTGGTCTTGTCATCCTCATTTCTAATATGAGTTCTTATCCACCGATAACGCATACCTTCCGGCGCTTCTGGTGTTTCTAGTGCTTGAGGCGGCTTCCATGGTTGCCTGGTCGCTTTGCTACCCCTAGAAGTTTGACTCCTTGGGGCTCTCTTCGATCCAGTAGTTTTATTGCTTGTCATGATGCCTGTAACCTCATTTTCTGTTTTGCGTATTCTTTGAATGATACACCTAGTCTCTTAGATAATGATTGTTCACTAGGAGTAAGCTCAATCCTACGATCATTTTGACTGCGTCCATTTCCTGTTGTGCGCGTACCGGAAACTACGGTTTGGACGGGTTTTCCGTTGTTTCCTACGTTGCTTTCCGCTTCGAACCTGTTTGGATGTTCCTCGCGTAATCTACTATCTAAATTAGAATAGTATTCATTAGACTCCAAGTCAATTCCAGACTCAGCTAATTCGCGATGTATTTCCATGGCTGTGTTTGTCATTATCGTATTATCACCAAACCATTCATTCTTTTCTGCCCACTCTTCAGCCTTTTTAGAGGGCTCAGAATACTGAGGTTGAGCGGGTTCTTGCTGTGGCTGTGGCTGTGGCTGATATTGCGCTGCTTGTTGTTGTGCTGTCTTGTTTTTATTCCAAGCTTGCATATCCTCTTCGTACTTGGCTAACTCTTTCTTATATTGCTCAAGAGAGCTTCTTTCAGCTTCCGCTCTAGCTAATCGCTGTTGAGCATCTGCCATTGATTCAGTATCACCAGACTCATAAGCTTTGGTCAGAGAAGCTTTTGCAGATTGTGCCTCTGCTTCTACTCTGCCTTCAAACTCATCCTTATAGTGTTTTGAAATTTTTAAGGTTTCATCTGCTGTTTTCTGATTAGTTAGTTGTATTTGAGAAGATAACTTTTTGTTGTCTTCTTGCAACTGTTTGGCGTATTGCAAAGCTTGAATCTCTCTTCGCTGCCAATCTTTAGCTTGTTTAACAGCTTGATTAATTCGGCCTTGAGCTTTCTTTGTTTCTTTTTCTACTTCGTTTAGCTCTTGATCATCTTCACCCAGAGCACCTTCTTCAAAGTCTTCATGAACTTTATCGTTGGTAATGGGAGAAACTTCACCAACATCTTCGTCAGTTAAGTCTATAAAAGTTGACTCTTCCTGTGGATCATCAGCAGCAGAGGTTCTTTTGTTTTCTGGCACCGCTGCGCTTTTGATATTGTCATCATTTAAATCAGATAATGCTTCACTTAAAGTTTCTTCTGTCATGACCTACCTCACAAAGCCTTAATATCGTTGGGATCTAATATGGTGCCGATAACTTCATCATCATTAATGATTCGTACTTCAGCATCATCCTCTAAAGAAAAACGAGCACCTGCATATCTGCCTATTAGCACCCAATCGCCTTTTTTGCACCAAGCTTCTCCAGCAAACTTGCCTTCATCTTGATACGCAATAGGACCGACCTTTAGCACATAAGCCACTACAGTCGCTAAACTTTCTCTGTCAGTAGTCTGTTTGGTTAACAGAATACCGGCATCCGTTTTTCCTTTTCCTTTGTAAGGTAACACCAGCAAACGCCACCCAACCGGGGTTGGCATCCGTTCCACTAGTGATTTATCTAAAACAGTTGGATCTAAAACTTTGCTTTCTTCTGGTACATATGCGTCTTTTAAAGACGGTTCTGCGATAATATCTGTCGCCAGATCACTCATTGAAATCTCCTTCACTTTGCAACGCTTTCCTAAGTTCATCTCGCAGGGTGCGAAGCGCAGATAATTCACCCATTACGAATCGGTAATCCTCCATGTCCTTGATATTGCCACTTGAAACATATTCGACTCTGTCGCCTTCAAGTTGCTTTATCTTTTCATGTATAAAGTTTGCTAAATTTACTGAATCCATTTAATCGGCCTAACGAGCCACCATACTTGCCCAATCTCTTGTATCTATTCTACGCGCCAACTCTTTCCGGTCAGGCAATCCTATGATTTCGTCTTCCCTCCTTAGAAATGGAAGTGCCTGATATGGTCTTGGCGGAGGGGTATCCTCCCCCCAACGTGACACCCTTCCATCTGTCCCACGCATATTTTTTGGCAAAACGGAACCTGTTTGTCGATGGGGTGGGAATACCGGCGGGGCAGAACCCCCATAGTATGATGGAGGGGCCATCCCCATGATTGAAGGAATCTGGGAAGTAGCCATTCCCGCATACGGCATTGATGGCAGAGCACCATATCCACCAAAAACAGCCATGTCCCTAGAATTAGCGTTATCAATTGGCATATTGGGTATAGGTGCCCGCATTGGCGGAGGGTTAGGCATTAACACCGGTCCCGGCATTGCCTCCCTAGGCGGCATCCCAACCGGGCGAAGGGGCTTGGCCCGCATATCACTAATAGCAGTAGTGCCTGCAGCTCCGGTCAAACCTGTGGCTCCAGTCAAACCTGTGGCTCCAGTCATGCCTGCCGTCCCAGCGGAGCCTGCAGCTCCAGTCATGCCTACAGCTCCAGTCATGCCTGCAGCTCCGGTCATGCCTGCAGCTCCGGTCAAACCTGTGGCTCCAGTCAAACCTGTGGCTCCGGTCAAACCTGCCGTCCCAGCGGAGCCTGCAGCTCCAGTCATGCCTGTGGCTCCGGTCAAACCTGCCGTCCCAGCGGAGCCTGCAGCTCCAGTCATGCCTGCAGCTCCACGCAAGCGAGGATCATTCTGAATCGCTGATTCCAGCCCCTCACGAGTTAGATAGCTGCTAAGGTCCGGACCCCCAGCACCTTCTAATTCTCTTAATCTTTCCTGTAATCCTGAAGCATCGAACTCTGGAATGTTTCTTCCTTCTAGAGAACGCAATCTTTCTTGCAACCCTGTGGGATCGAACCCTCCAGCACCTTCTAGAGAACGCAATCTTTCCTGCAACCCTGTGGCATCGAATTGGGGAATGTTCCCTATTTGTTCTAGGAATTGGCTTGGATCGAACTCTGGAATGTTTCTTCCTTCTAACGAAGCTAACCTTTCCTGCAATCCTGAAGCGTCAAAACCCCCGGCACCTTCTAATTCTCTTAACCTGCCTTGCAATCCTGAAGCATCAAAACCTCCGGCACCTTCTAGTTCTGATAGTCTGCCTTGTAACTCCGAAGCGTCAAAACCCCCGGCACCCTCTAACGAACGCAATCTTTCCTGCAATCCTGAAGCGTCAAAACCTCCAGCACCTTCTAGTTCTGATAGTCTGCCTTGTAATCCTGAAGCATCAAAACCCCCGGCACCTTCTAATTCTCTTAACCTGCCTTGCAACCCTGAAGCATCAAACCCTCCAGCACCTTCTAATTCTCTTAACCTGCCTTGCAACCCCGATGCATCAAACCCTCCAGCACCTTCTAATTCTCTTAACCTGCCTTGCAACCCCGAAGCGTCAAAACCCCCGGCACCCTCTAACGAACGCAATCTTTCCTGTAATCCTGAAGCGTCAAACCCTCCAGCACCTTCTAATTCTGACAGCCTGCCTTGTAATCCTGAAGCATCAAACCCTCCAGCACCTTCTAGTTCTGATAGTCTCTGTTGTAATCCAGAAGCATCAAAACCCCCGGCACCTTCCAGTGAAGCCAGTCTCTGCTGTAACGCTGATGCGTCAAATTGTTGAGGAGAACTTCTTCCTTCTAATTCTGACAGCCTGCCTTGTAACCCTGACGCATCAAAACCCCCAGCGCCCTCTAGTTGTCTTAATCTTTCCTGTAATCCTGAAGAATCAAATTGTTG